ATTGATGTAATCGAGAGCAAGTACTTTGATAATAATTCTTTTAGATTCATCACTCAACACATTAAGGAACTTTACACGAAATACGGTAAAATTCCCAATTATGATAGTTTAAGTCAAAAGATAGTACTTGAAATGGGCTCACAAGAGAGTGCCAGAATCCACCTCGATACTATCGAATCGATTAAAGAAAAAGAAGATACCGAACAATTGGTTAAAGATGAGGCGTTGAACTTTTGTAAACAACAAAACCTTAGAAAAGAACTAAAAAAGGTAAACACCATTATTGACAATGGTGCATTCCATGAGTATCAAACAATTGAAAGTATCATCCAAAAGGCATTACAAGTGGGTATTCCACCTGAAGAGTCGATGGATGTGTTTCATGATATTGATGCCGCATTGGAAAAAGACAACCGACAAGCAATACCGACCGGAATCAACGGATTGGACAATATGTTGAAAGGTGGTTTAGGAAGAGGTGAATTAGGAGTTGTATTGGCACCAACAGGTACCGGTAAAACCACTTTGTTAACCAAGTTCGCCAACTCTGCATATGTTCACGATTTCCACGTACTTCAAATATTTTTTGAAGATAATCCGGCAAACATTAAAAGAAAACACTTCACTATTTGGACGGGTATTGAACCCGATGAACAACCAGAAAGAAAAGAAGAGGTTAAAGAAATGGTTGAGGAACTTCAGGGTAGATGTAAGGGTTCACTTAGTATTATTAAATTACCAAGTGATTCTGTAACAATATCTGAAATTAAATCAAGAATTAGAAAACAAGTTTCAGAAGGAAAACAAATTGACATGTTACTTATTGATTATGTTGATTGTATCAGCCCTGATAGGTCTAATTTTGGTGAAGAATGGAAAGGTGAGGGTTCTGTTATGAGAAGTCTTGAATCGATGACGACTGAATTCAACATCGCAATTTGGACGGCAACTCAGGGTAACAGAGAATCTATTTCATCAGAGGTGGTAACAACAGACCAAATGGGTGGCTCTATTAAGAAGGCACAAATTGGTCACGTAGTTTTATCAGTAGGTAAAACACTTGAACAGAAAGAACACAATTTAGCAACGATGACCTTACTGAAATCACGTATTGGTCAAGACGGTGTAATATGGAACAACTGTAAGTTCGATAACAAATTCTTAATTATCGACACCGAGACTCAGACAACTCTACTTGGTCACCAAGAACAAACGGTGAAAACCAATGTCAATAGAGCAGCAGAAATGTTCAAGAAAAGACAAGAAACATTAAATCGTTAATCAATTAAAAAATTTATACTATGAGTGAAAAAATTCTTAAAGAGAATCCAGGCCGTTTTGTCATCTTTCCAATCGAACATCACGATATTTGGAAACTTTATAAACAACAAGAAACATGTTTTTGGACAGCAGAAGAAATTGACCTAGCCCAAGACATTAATGATTGGGACAATAAACTAAATTCAGATGAACAACATTTTGTTAAGAATGTTTTGGCATTTTTTGCTGCGTCTGACGGTATCGTAAATGAAAACTTGGGTATTAACTTTTTAAATGAAGTTCAATATACTGAGGCAAAAATGTTCTATGGTTTCCAAATTATGATGGAAAACATTCATAGTGAAACATATTCATTATTAATTGATACCTACATTAAAGATAAGAACGAACAAAATCATTTGTTCAATGCAATTGATACGGTACCTGCCATCAAGAGGAAGGCAGAATGGGCAATCAAGTGGATTAACTCTGATTCTTTTGTTGAGAGATTAATTGCGTTTGCTGCGGTTGAAGGTATCTTCTTTAGTGGTTCGTTCTGTTCTATATTTTGGTTAAAGAAACGTGGTTTAATGCCAGGTTTAACCTTTTCAAATGAACTTATTTCTCGTGATGAAGGAATGCATTGTGATTTTGCGTGTCATTTATATAATCACCACATTGAAAAGAAATTATCAGATAAAAAAATCAAAGAGATAATCTGTGGAGCATTGGAAATTGAAAAAGAATTCATTTTAGAGGCATTACCTGTAAGATTAATTGGTATGAACTCTGATTTGATGAAACAATACCTTGAGTTTGTTGCCGATAGATTATTAATGTCATTGGGAGTTAATAAAGTTTATAACTCTACAAACCCATTTGATTTTATGGAGAACATTGCCATCCAAGGTAAAACCAATTTCTTTGAAAAAAGAGTTGCAGAATACCAAAAGGCAGGGGTAAATAATAATTCGTCTATAGAGGACCTAAATACGAATTTTGACGAGATAGATTTCTAAAAAATAAAATAAACGATGAAAGTAAAAAAGAGAGATGGCTCCTTAGAGGAGATGAGATATGACAAAATAACAAGGAGAATACAACATTTTTGTGATGATTTGAATATTGAATTTATTGACCCAACATTAGTTACATTAAAAGTAACACAGGGTATATATGACGGTATTTCAACTGTGGAGTTGGATACATTGGCGGCAGAGACAGCCGCATCATTAGTAACCTCACATCCCGATTATGCGAAATTGGCCGGAAGACTTGCGGTTTCTAATTTACATAAAACAACACCTAAAAAATTCTCTCAGTGTATTAAGGAGTTGCATCATTTCATTGAACCTAAAACAAATAAGGAATCCTCTTTGATTGATGATAATGTTGCTAAATTTGTTCAACAAAACAAAGAAGTTTTAGATGGCGCTATTACCCAAGAAAGAGATTTTGATTTCGATTATTTTGGATTTAAAACATTGGAACGTTCTTATCTATTGAAAATCAATAATCGTATTGTTGAAAGACCACAATATATGTACATGAGAGTTGCCGTTGGTATTTGTAATGGTGATTTAGAAATGGCATTAAGAATATATGACGACCTTTCATTACATTTCTACACTCACGCAACTCCTACATTATTTAATGCCGGTACTCGTAGAGCACAAATGTCTTCTTGTTTCTTAATCGGTAACAAAGGTGATGATATTGATGGTTTATTTGACACAATTAAAGATGTTGCTAAGATTTCTAAATGGGCTGGAGGTATCGGATTACACGTTCATGATGTGAGAGCAAAAGGTTCTTACATTAGAGGAACGGGTGGAGAATCTGATGGTCTTCTTCCTATGATGAAAACATATAATGAAGTTGCTCGTTGGATTAATCAGGGTGGTAAACGTAAAGGTTCATTTGCGGTATACCTTGAACCATGGCACTCAGATATATTTGAGTTTATTGATTTAAGAAAGAATCATGGTAAAGAAGAAATGAGAGCGAGAGATTTATTCTTGGCAATGTGGACTCCTGATTTATTCATGGAGAGAGTTGAGAAAGATTTGGATTGGTCTTTGTTCTCACCTGATGAGGCACCGGGTTTATCTGATGTATACGATACACCTAAAGATAAATCGTTTACTCGTTTATATGAACAATACGAACAAGAAGGTAGGGCTCGTAAAACTGTTAAGGCAAGAAAATTAATGGATGCAATCCTAACAGCACAAATTGAGACGGGAACGCCTTACATGTTATATAAGGACCCAGCAAACTACAAATCAAATCAAAAGAACTTAGGTACAATTAAATCTTCAAACTTATGTACGGAGATTATCGAATACTCAAGTCCCGAAGAACAGGCGGTTTGTAATTTAGCGTCAATTGCATTACCAAAATACATTTTGAATAATGAATTCAACCATGATTTATTATATGATTATACATACCAAGTTGTAAAGAACTTAAACAACGTTATCGATTTGAACTTCTATCCTACTGAGGAAACAAAACGTTCAAATATGAGACACAGACCAGTTGGTTTAGGGGTTCAAGGTTTGGCCGATGTATTTTGCATGTTAAATCTACCTTTCGAAAGTGACGCGGCTGATGTTATACAAACGGAGATTTTTGAAACCATTTATTTTGCCGCATTGACTTCTTCAAAAGATTTGGCAAAAGAAAATGGTGCATATGAAACATTCCAAGGGTCACCTTTATCTGAAGGTATCTTCCAATATGAAATGTGGGGTAAAACAGATAAAGACACAAGTAAGAAATGGGATTGGAAGTCTTTAAGAAAAGAAGTTGTTAAGTACGGTGTAAGAAACTCGTTGTTAGTTGCACCTATGCCGACAGCATCAACAGCACAAATTTTAGGAAATAACGAAGCGTTTGAACCATTTACATCTAATCTATTTTCAAGAAGAACATTAGGTGGTGAATTCGTGGTAGTTAATAAACACCTTGTTAAAACATTACTTGAAAAGGGTATTTGGTCAGACGAAATTAAAAAGAAACTTATCATGGAGAATGGTTCGGTTCAAAATATCCCTGAAATACCAACTGAGGTAAAAGAAGTTTACAAAACCGTATGGGAAATGTCTCAAAAGAGAATTTTATCTATGGCGGCGAATCGTTCTATTTACATCGACCAATCTCAGTCGTTGAATTTATTCATCGCAAATGCAAGTAAACAGAAAGTATTAGCGGCACACCTTTACGGATGGAAACTCGGTCTTAAAACCGGTATGTACTATCTAAGAACCAAATCCGCGGTTGACCCACTTAAAGGGTTAGGTATCGACATGTCCACAACAAAACCAAATAGTGAAACCCAAGAGGTTCCAAGTACAAATAACCTTATCCAAGATAATTCAGAAGAAATGAAATTAATGGAAATGGTTATGAGTTCAAGACCAACTGATTCACCGTTTGAATGTGAGGGATGTGGTTCCTAACAAAAAGTGGGTGGCTCCCTTAATGGTTCGCGGCCGACCGCAAGCATCTATTTAGTTTAGTTATACAGGGGGCGAAAAACTAAACAACATATACTCAATCCCAATCTAAAAAGGTTGGGATTTTTTATTTACTAGTATTCTTATATTGTTTATATTTATTTGTATGGCGACATATGGTATAGACTTCCCATTTAGACAAAGTTCAAAAGGTAGTTTCCTGAACATGACGGAAATACCTGAAAGGGAAATTAGAGCAAATTTGATTCATTTAATTTTAACCAGAAGGGGTACTAGATATTATATGCCCGATTTTGGGACAAGATTATATGAGTTCATCTTTGAACCAAATGATGCGGTTACATTTCAACTTATTGAAGATGAGATAAGAACCACGGTAAAGAAGTACATACCTAATTTGGATATTAAATCAATTAGAATAACCCCTGCGGATATGGACCCCGAGCAACCTTCAAGTGTGAGTGAACAAGATGATGAAAGATTATTTAGAGTATCAGATAATTCAACAAAACCATACACCGCCAAGGTTAGAATCGATTACGACATTAATAATGAACCATTTAGTTCGTCAGACTTTATAATTATTAACATATAATATGGCTAAAAAGATATCATACGCAACAAGAGACTTTGCGGGATTAAGACAGGAGTTAGTTAACTTAACGAAAGAATACTATCCAGACTTAGTAAAGAATACTAACGACGCATCAATATATTCAGTTCTATTGGACTTAAATGCTGCGGTTACAGATAACCTTCACTTCCACATCGATAGAGTGTGGCAAGAAACTATGTTGGACTTTGCTCAACAAAGACAATCTCTTTATCATATTGCGAAAACATATGGTGTTAGACTACCGGGTAATAGACCATCGGTTGCATTGTGTGATTTCTCAATCAATGTACCTATTAGGGGTGACAAAGAGGATGAACGTTATTTAGGTACAATCAAAGGTGGGGCCCAAATATCGGGCGGTGGACAAGTATTCGAAACAATTGAAGATATTGATTTTTCCAACCCTTTCAATAGTAAAGGTGAACCAAATAGGTTAAAAATACCAAATTTTGATGGTAATAATAGATTGATTTCATATACAATCTTAAAAAGAGAAGCGGTAGTTAACGGTGTAACAAGAATTTTCAGAAAAGTAATCACGGAACTTGACCAAAAACCTTTCTTGAAACTTTACCTACCTGAACAAAACG